AGCTGCTTGACGATCGGGGTCAGGCTTTGCTGTGGTGCCGAACCCATGCCGTCAAACGTGGCGTAGGTTGCCTCTATTGAGCCCCTAGAGCGCCACAGAGCGGCGCAATACATCAGGGTGCCCAATGTTGCATCTCCACCTGGTGAGGTCGTTAGGGAGTCGATATAACCGCTCTCCTGCCTTCTGCGAAACGCAAACTGGCATCCAGCCGACACCGATTGCGTGAGCAACGTGTAATCGTCTGACGGGTTGGCAATGGTGATGCCAAGGTAAGACATGACCTGCGCGGCAGTCACCCATGTGCAAACAGGGTCATTGGCAACAGTTCCAGACGCTGCGACACGCTTGACATCGCTTGCGGTCTTGGCGTAAAGCACCTGATCAGCAATTGGCACCTGATAGTCGTAAAGCAGGTCGCCCTGCGTATCAATACCAAGAAACAAATACTGGGGAAGCGCCCTGACAGAATACGAGCCATTAAATGTTGCGTCAACACCTGCAACAACGATTGAACTGCCGACTGCAATCTCCGATGGGGTCAGGAGTTGCAGTACGGCAAAGTTGTCAATCAGGTACTTGTTAGTAACTGTGTAAGTAGCCATGGCGGTTAAGCCGCCTTTCTACTAAGCCTGGGTGATCTTGCGAATCATGCCACCGATTGCAGCAAAGGTGCTGACGTATCCGTGGAATGACATTGTGCGACCGAGGGTTGCAGGTACTTCAACGCTCATCAAGCCACGGATTGACTCGTAGAACTCGAATGCGTCGCCTGAACCTTGACCTACACGGGTAATGATCATGGTTTTTGCAGCGAAGTTGCTGTCAACTACCAATTGCAGACCGAGTGGGTTGCCGTTCCATGATGTTGCGTTTCCGCCACCGAGTGCGTTCTGACCGGTGAGGCCAGCGCCGATAAATGGGAATACTGGACGGCCAGTTGTGTCTGCGAGCTGTCCGAGTTGACCCCATACGTCTGGTGAAACAAACATGTGTGTCGGGGTAAAGTTACGGCCATTCGAGATGTCAACTGCGCTGTCGTAAACGGACTTCAACAAGTCGGCTACTGTGCCGTCCCATACGCCTGATGCGTTTGCTGCGGTGAGCAAATCGTCTGCTGCTTTGTTGTCCGACGCAATCATGTATTCGCCCATAAGGTCATTCAAAATCAATTGCATTGCTGGACCTGACGTGAAGTCCACATCCTGAATTGAGAGAGTCACCTGGCCCGCGAGGGTTGTTTTGCTGACCGAATTCGAGGCAATGACCATTGTCTGTGCGGTTACTGCTGACAATTCAGTTGACTGAACTCCGACGTCTGTGTGCGTGGTGATGGTTGGACGAATAAAAGTTTTTGATTGTCCGCCATCTGGAAAAGCGCGTGCGCCAAGTGCCTCAACTGTTGGTCTGATGAAGTTTAGATTTTGCACGAGAGGCAAGAGCACCGGCACAGGAAGCAAACCAGGTGTGTCAGTAGTTAACACATCGCCTGCAGCTGCCTGCAATGCGGTGCGCTTTGATGCTGTGTAATCAGCGACTGCAGCGTTCATGTTCTTAAACGTGTCGCCACCAATGTGGTAAGCGGCCATGAACTCGCCTGCGGTTGGCAGTACGAACTCGCGTTTTGCTTGTGCGAAAATTGGCGCGGTTGGGATTGTTGCCTCAACTGCTGGTGCGGTTACTTCTGACATGGGTTCTATCTCCTGTTCTGGGACTACTTCTTCATTTAACACTACTTCTTCGGGCTCTTGGTGGATACTCGCAGCAACTTTGGTGATGTTTGCGGCATCGCCAAAAGCGCCAATTGGAACAAGGGACAATTCCATCCAGTCGGCAGTCTCAATGATCATTGTTCCTTCTTCGTCATACGAAAACTTTGTTGGATTTACGCCTACCGATACTTGGTCAATGGTGCCGTCTAAGGCCATAACCAATGCGTCATTGCCAAGGGTTGTTGCGCTGATCTTGGCGCTAAACATCATTCCCTGCTCGGTGTCCACGCGTTCGGTGACAACACCTACTGGCATATCAGCCTGGTGGTACATAAACAAACGCGGTGCTTTGCCCTCGACTGGCAATGAGCCTGGACGGAAAATCACAGCTGTGCCATCAGAAACCGTTGCCGGCACGTTGTAGGGGACGGCTGTTCCGCTGATTGTGCGTTGTGGCGCGTCGCCTTTGGCGGCGTCAACCGTGAAATCTCCTGCAATTAATTTGATCATGATGCGATCTCCTCTTGTGTGTTTTCTCTAACAATTACTTCATCATCGGCGCGATCGGCCATAAAGTTTTCTTCTAGGTATTCATCGGCATCAAACTCAACGTATGTTCCGCGTGGTAGCACGTTGTCCATTGACAAAGCGCCAGCAATAGCGTCGGCATACAATTTCACGCCAAACAAATAAAGATCGGCGCGCGCTTGCTGTGATGACTGGTATGAGTAAGCGCCAGTAGCAACGCCTACCAAATACGGTGGCACGTTTGCTAGACGTGACATTTCAAGCGCCTGATATTGCGACGCCTCAATTAAAAGCATCTTGTCTGGCGTGCTGTTTGTTTCCGTGTATGTCAAATACTCGTTAAGCGCTGCAGTCTGGTTGGTTGCTCGAGCGGCATTAAACGCGCTAGCCAAATCAGCAAGTTCTTGCGCGCTAAGTGGCTCTCCACCAGTTTGCTTAAGTACGCCGGCAGGGATGCTTGACGATGCGTTGCGATTGCGCGCAGCTTCTAACTTAAGTGCGGTTTCAATTGCGCCAGGTGCCGAATAAATCAGACCTTGTGCTGGAGACAAGAACTGCACAAGGTTGTATCGGTCAATTTCTCCACCTTGAAAATACACCTGCGACGATGGAGCAAACCACACAGGGCCAGCCATATCGGTAGTGGTAATTGAACCTGCTGGTAGTCGAGTGAACGTGGCAGGATAGCCGTCGGCGGTGCGTGAAGTGATGTACCAGAACGCTCTGCCAAACATCATGAGGTCATCAAGTGTCCAGCTCATGAGAAACTGCATCGACACAGATGGGTCTGGTCGGCGCAACCATGAACGTGGAGCGATGTAAATCTTCTCCATTTCTTCGCCATTCCAAAACTCGTTGTATGAGCGAAGACTCATTGATCCGATTACCGACGCCATTAGATCGCGCGCACGGTTGATTGTTGGCACGCTAATTGCAGCGTTGCGTTGTTCGCCTTCGCGATATGTGTAGTACTGGCCGATCATGTTGACGCCAACATTTGACGACGAATAACCAGGTGAGAAACCACCAGCAACCGCAGCTGCCACGGTAGGCGCTGGGCTTATCGCTGCTTTTTTGGTTTTGTTGAAAATCGCCATAGTTACCACTCTGCCATATAGGTGGCAACCGCACGTGACTAATCCGATTCCGACAAAAGGCTAGAGCGTGCGGTCGCCGCGTTTATCTTAGTTATTTACCGCGACAAGCATGGGCTTTCCGCTAGTAACTGGACGGGCACACATGCCAATGCCCCAGACCATTGTTCGGGCTAACTCAATCGGCCCAGGTGATCGCTTGCTCGAGAGCACGATCGTGTTATCGGTGCGAACCGCAACAGCGCGCTGGACATGTTCGGCAAGCAACTTTTCTCCTGTGTGCAATAGTCGCGCCTCGGCGATCATGTTTTTAGCGAGCGGTGTAAACCGTCCAAGTTCGGCATAGCCAACGACGACACGGCGGCGCTCAATGTTTGGTGGGCAAGTTGCGTCCACGGTCGGCGACAAGGCAAACCTGATTGTCGGGTCTTTAGCAAGTTCCTGCACGTTGTCCCACAGCTCTGTGATTGACTCGGCAATGAACGCAACGGTGACAAGCACCCGACCGTCTGACAGGTTGACGCATCTGGTCGCGCTGTATCGGGAGTCGTCCAGCGAAGATTCAATTGCCACAACGCCACCGCTAGGGATGTCCCCCGTGTATTCCAATGACGGCCAGCGCCCTGGCTCAATCCAACCGCGCACAACACTCACCCACAGGTTGAGGGATGCGCGCAGGAACGACGCGCGATCAGGGTTCGTTGACTCTTGCCTAATTGTGTCCATGTCCAACGTGTAACCGAGTGCAGGATTACCCCACGCCCATGACGCAGGATGCAGCGGGTCAAGGCTCGGGTCGGGCGACCACTCGGCCATGTACATCGTTGACGGCTCGCCTTTGTCAATGGCTCGAATGCCTGCTTCACGCCAACGCTGGAATAGCACAGATTCTTCGGTGCCGGCAGTACTAAAGAAACACGCCAGCGGATTTTTTCGTGCGCGCTGTGCCGGCAACAGACCGCCTTCAACCGAGTCAGGGTTGACGTCAAACAGTTCGTCCACGATTACTAGGTCAATGCTCATTCCGTGACCTTGGTTTGGCTTTAATGCTTTGACCCACCATTTGCTGCCGTCTGGCATGGTGGCTTGGTAACGGCCGTAAGATTTGACAATTTTGGCGCCGTAATATTCCTCAAGAATTGGTGACAGGTCATCAAACAACAAACACGCAAGATCGAGTCTGTGCGCTCCAGATACAACGGTCTGTTTACCGCCACGTATCTTGGGCATCTCCACAAGCCAAAACAAGATCAACGCCTGGATGATTGTTGTCTTGCCGTTCTGACGCGCAACCGAAACAAGGCTCGAGCGATGGACAAACCTGTTATCAGCGTCAACCGCCAGCATCCCCTCAAGAGCATGCATTTGCCACGGCATCAAAGTAACCCCAAGTACCTTTTGCGCCATGTCCCCCACAAGTCCAGCTAATGAGCCGGCATGGTCAGGGATCATCGTTTCCAGTCTTGGCTGATCGTGGCCAGTTGACGCTGGTTCAGGCTGGTTTGGGCTGGTGGCGACAAAATGAAGCA